CTCCAGAAAATGAATCACCAGCTCTGTGACGAGAGATGTAATTCATGTGCTTCTCAAAATTGTGCATGAACTTGTTGTAACCTCTTTCAGAAAGTTCAGGATGGTAGTTGGAAACGTACTTTGTTTCCTTACCTCTTGTCATGTAAGTTGTATTTACTCTACTGTCAAGCTTATTTGTGACAAGTTGAACCCAGTAACGATGCTTACCTTCAGCGATTTTTTCTCCCGGCTTTTTTACAAACAGTTGCTGTTCGTTGTCAAGCTCAAAAGTTTCGTTTTTTGCGTAATAAGGATGTTCCAGGATAATTGGAAAAATTGATCCGTTAGCGCCATCTTCATTACAGTCTACTGCAAATTTGATTTTAGCAATACGGTTTACATTGATTTTCCATTCAAAGGAAAAAGAATCGATTTCTTCAAGATTGCTGGCCTTTTTGTTGTACACAGCGCCAAGCTGTTCTGTTAATCTCTGGACTGAGAGTCTTGGATACAAAGATACCACTTGCTTACTTACGTGGGGCTTCATACCAATGATCATTCCAAGGTCCTGCATCGTTTTGGTGTCAGTTCCCTTTGGAAGCATGTTAGAATCAATTACCTTCATTGGTGTTATGTGTTTAGTTAACGGTTTTTCTTAAGCCGCTTCCACAACGATTCACCATCCATTATCAAAGGTTTGTTAATATCCGAACGCCTTTCGGTTTCGGTTAATAGAATCGGTACTTGCGAGAATAACAGATACTCATATCCATCGCCTTCCAATCTCTTTAGGTATTCTTCATTTGTAATCAACTCAGCAGGAATAAGCACATGATGATAATTCACATGTTTTTTTTGCCTGACATTATAAAAACAGTATAAAAATGAATATTTAGTTTCTGTCTTCATTACATCTCTATAGGGGAATCTTCAATTGAATACTTCTTTTTTGTTCCTCCTATTTCTTTTTTTCTAAACTTGCTTCCTACTACAATTGCGTCAGGCTTTTCCTTGAATTGCGCAACAATTTTATTTGATTCAGCTTTTCCTAAATTGAAGTAATAATCAGCTGTACCTTTTACAATCTGGTCATGAAATTTATCCAGAAAAGAAAGTCTTACTATTTTTTCAGGTGTATTAAGCTCAGAAAGAAAATTAGAATCCTTATCAGCAGATTCAGAAACCAGATCAGCAAACAATAATTGTTTAATTTCATTACCGATCGGAACACCGCCAAAATCATTGAATGAATTTAAATAATTGCTAAGACCTGTTTTGTGATCTTCAAATTCTTTAGACTGATTAGCAATCTTAGTAGAATTATATCCTTGAATAGCTTTTGCCAAATCACCTTCTCCGAGCTTTTGACCAATAAGATTTTCTCTAAGTTTACTGGCCAATTTATCAAATCGACTTGTTCCACTCATGTTTTCTAATTCTTCCTGAATATCTTCAGCATCAAAATCAGGATAAATTGATTTTAAATGTTTTGTGACCAATTCTTCATTAGTAGAAGATTTCGCCAATGCTGCCGGATCATTTTCGGAAATTATTTTTACCAAATCAGTAAGGTTGTATTCATTAGCTCGTAATGTTTGAATCAATACATTTTCTACTTCATTGTTAAAAGCGCCACCGCTTTCTTCTATTTCATTTAATCTTCCTTGGTAAAAACTAACGACCTCCTGAAGCTTGTCAGTAACTAATTCCAATTGCTCGTTTTCAGTTAAATCTGCAACGTTTTTTATAACGCCATCACCTAAGTCAATTTTCTTATTTGTAAAACCTAATTGAGTTAAAGCAAAATCAGCATGATTTACAGGCTGATATTCCTGATTGTCATCATCATCATCATCATCTAAAGAGTCTGATTTTTTAACAATGGGATCCTTTATTTTATCATCTTCCAAATCTGGAATTACAGTCTCATCATCTTCCTCTAATCCTAAAGGAACATTGTCTGGATCAATAAGATCATCGACCGCGGGTACATTACCGCCAGCTTTAAGTTTTATAACTTTTCGATTCATGTGTCAATTATAGAAATATTTGTTTACAATAAGTTTAACTCTAAAATATATTGTATTTATATGTTGTTTGTTAATTGTTTATCACTTCAGCGGACTTAGGATCAAAAGATATTTGCAAAGCTTCAAGCTCTACTCGTTTTTTATCTAATTCAATTTTCTTAGTACCAAGCTCTTCCTTAATATTTAAGTCTCTTGATTTTAATTTATAATCTAATTCAACCTGCTTAATTTTCATCTGAAGCTCTCGTTCTTCCATCTTCATTTTAGCTTGATCCATTTTGATTATATCTTTTTCAAGTTTTTGAAATTCTTTTTGTAATTGTTCGAGTTGTGATTTTAATACATCACTTTCTTTTTCTTCTTTATTGTTTATTGATTCTTGAATTGACTGTTTTATTTTACTCAATGATTTAATGGTGCCAATATTAATAGCATCCATGGCATCTAATTGATTTGCTTTTACCAGCTCAATTGCCAAAGCTTTAAGCTCGTCAATTGATTTAGATTCGTCGCCTGTGTTAGTCAACCATACGTCAAAATCAGCAAGAAAAAACTTTTCACTGTCTATTGAGAAAATACGCTGCTGCATTTCTCCCAATACATACGAACCAGTAAATCCAACTGAATACACGAGTCTTGACACATTCAAAATATCAGTAAGCATGTGCTTGACAATTGAATTATGAGTAAAAAAGAAAGGCATCAATACCATGGAAGATTGATTTATTGCTGCATTAGTAGTTCCTTTTAAAGCGTCTTGAGCTATTGAACCCATCATCTGTTGTGAAACTCCTGTAATCTTACCGGCTACTTCTTCTAGATATCGTATCATTTCCAGAATAACATTAATTGAAGCGTCAATTGACATATCAATACTGCCTGAATTATTAAAGTCTTTTGCTCCTGGTTGTGAATAATCAACAATTGCAGCTCCTTGCTTAACCATTCCCAGCCATTTTATAACACGATCCTTACCATCGTGACCAAGAAATTTAGGAATTGCCTTATAATTTATCATTGCTGCTTTTGTACCAGACATAGCAACCATTGATTCCCATATGTAATGAAGCATATCTATTTTGTCAGCAATATCTTCTGTATTTAGGACTAAAGAATAAGCTTCTCCATTTCTGTCATTGTAGGAGGTGCCATTAATTGTAAGAAAACATTCGTCTGGTTCATCTGAAGGTCTATAAATAAAATCTGCTTTTTTAAGCCCAAAGTAGATATCTTCATTTACCCGGTATCCTTCATATCGATCTTTACGATACCTTCTTTTTTTATTATACTTTACTTCCATTCCATCTAAATAAGACTCTTCGTAAGAAATCTCAGTGTTTGCAATCCATTCGCCGTAATGAAGCGTAACTTCTTTATCGTACAAATCATCATAATTTGTAACAGAATTTGATTTACGCATTGCTGTGTAAGACATATCGATCATAGTCCAGAATTTATTTCCGGAATCAATATTTACATCACAAGATTCAAGCAATGCTTTTACATCTTTAACTTTCATTTCATGGCCATGATTTGAAAGCAAATCTGCAATAGTAACTGGCTCCTTAATCATCACATAACTGTGATTTTTAAGAAACTTTTTATTAGGATCTTTTTTGTAATAGATGAAAAGCGGATTAATTACCCGGACTAAAGGTCTTTTGCCTTTTTCAATTGCTTTTGCTTGATAATACTCGCTGCCTGAAGTAAGTAAATCTTCACACATTATTGAAGTCAGAATTTCAAGTTCCATTCTCTGAATCAGCGATTCAAGAAAGTCTTGAGCATTTATTTCAAGTGAAGATTTAAAATTTGTAATTATTTTAGAAATAATTCGTTTTACTCTTTCCTTATCATATTTTTCTGGCTGTAAAACCTCTTCACCTTCTTTTTGAGAATTATACCATTCCGCAGTAGCCAATATTTGTTCTTTAGCAATCGCAGTAAATTCTTTTATGATTTTATTTTTTTGTTCTTCCTGAGAATTTTTTAAGGTTTCAATATCTCGAGAAGTGATTTTATAATCTAAAGGATTTGATTGATCGATAGCTAAAATCGCATCAAACATAGATTTAAGAACAGGAATATGCCTAATTTTTGCAGGAAGATGAATACCATATCCTTTTTGAAGATATTCAAACTTTGATTTTGGACGTTTCCCATTCCGTATCGTGTATGCTTTTTGAATTTGCTCTTTATCTTGTTCGCTACAATTTAAAATTAGATTACACAATTCTCCTTTTAAATAATCATAACTATCCTTAAAATCTTCGGATAATCGCTGTGTAGCTGTTCCTGTCTTAGAAAGTATGGTGTTTGTGCTTGAATACATGTTGTTTTTTTTTATTCGTAAGAATTATTGGTTAAATCCAAATGGTCATAATTTCTTTTTGATTGCATGTTTTCAAAAAGATCATTGCCAACAGTTGGAATAACTCCATATTGAATATCTCCAAAATCATCTGTGTAGAATCCTTCTTCTGAATTAAGAGGTATTTCAAATTCACTTTCAATGTAAACCTGCAGGTCCATCATGTCTTCATCTGCTAATTCTGCCATCATCATAGATACCACAATATCAAATTTGGTTCTCATGTCCATTCTAAAATCTCGCAATTGTTCCAGGGCCGGGAGATAAAAGAAGTTTTCGGAAAAATGCTTAATTAGCTTTGATAAAAACAATTCTCCGTACTCAAAATTTCTTGGCGCAGAGGTCACACCAATTAAAGTAGATTTTCCATTTTCAGGATCAGAAAGGGTAAGCTTTGGTCTTTTACAAAATCTATGGAATTCACCATGACGAATAAAATGACCGACAATACCCCGCTTGGTATCTTCAATGTTTATTTTACAGTTAAAATGCCAGCTGATTTTTCTACAGTCTTCATAAAAAACATTAATGTCTTTAGGCCTTTCGATTAAAAAGCAAACATAAATATTGTTGGTTTTCCCTGTTGAAAGCATTCTTTTCTTTACAGAAATAGCTCCTTCAGAACCTTTTCCAGAAGCTGTATCATCAGAACCTACATCTATACCATCGTAACCAGCTACATAAAGATTCTCATAAAGTTCTCCGGAAGCGCTTTTTTCAGGTGGTTCAAGCATCCAAATATTGCCATCAGTATGCTTTTCAAATTCAGTTCCTACAATCTCGCCTTTAACATATTTCCAATGTAAATACCCGTGATATCCTCTTTTGTATTCCGGTTTATGAGCAATATTTAAAATTTGATCAATTAATAATTCTTGATCAAAATTGTTTGAACCATTAAGCATAAATGCTTCGTCCGGATCAAAAGGATATTCTTGCTTAAATTGCTCAAATGCTTTTTTATCATCTTTTTTGGATTCTCTTTCAAGCTCCAAATGTGCTTTGGCTCCAACTTCGTCAGATACTCCAGTTTTTTCCCAAAATCCTGAGTACTTTTTAAAAGCAGGAATAAATATCGCTGTTGGCCTATCGTGCCAGTCTTTTACCTGATAAATATTGTAAGGTTTTGGATCCCAAAACATAGCCTTGGCGTCTTCTGATCCACCAGACTTCATTTCTCCACCGGTACCAATAAAGAAAACTCTACATGTCCAGATTGATCCACGTTTGTAAGAACCTACTGAAGCATTGTAACAATCCTTTAATTTTGCTGCTCCGCTCCAAGCTCCAATTTCTTCATACAAATGCGTTGTTGGTCGCGAACCTCTAGTCTTACCTGCTTTACGGTCAAATACAATTTTTCTTATTTGAGATCGGGAACCAACTTTTTTCTTTTCTCCGTTTTCAACAATTTCTTCACCGGCTTCAATTACATCATCATTATCGTAAAGTCTTTTTTGACGAAGTGTAGGATGCCTTCTTTCTAATTCTTCCATGGATAATTTAAGCATTCCGTAAGATTTAGAAATGTGGTCGTCCTGGGAAGAGCTTAAAATATTGTCAGAAAGTCTTTTTAAATAATAATACTTGGCAGGAATAGAAATAAATCCAAAGGTTTTACCAAAACCTCTAGCAGTAACAACCATGGTATTCATGTTTGCCTGATCTGCTTCTTCAAGCTGCTTGAAAAGATAATCGTCTTGCTGTGATACGTAAGGATAAAAGAAGTCCGGCTGATTGGTAGGGTTTCCGTACTTATCAAGCTTCAAAGCGACAATTGGAAACATATTGAGATACCAATAATAATCGCCTGTAATTCTGGTCCCTTTGTAAGAGTACCCATCAAAGCATCTGTTAATTTGTTCATTGTACCAATCAATGTTTTCCATTGAGTTGATATCTATTGGCGGTGGTTTTTGACCTTCAAGGAAATGGTCTGATAAAAATTTAGCCATTATCGAACAGAAAGTAAACCGCGTTCCAAAGGAGATCTTTCCAAACCACCTCTCACTTTCATTTTCTTAAGCTGCTTTTCTACAATTTCTTCTACACTGACTCTTGTTGAATGAAGTTTATCCAAGCTTGCAAGAGTTTTAGTTATTGATTCAAGATTAGCGTCAGTTACAGTCTGACTATCCATGTGATTATTGATCTGATCAATCTTTTTTTCAATTACTCGTAACGATCTCCAGGGAAGATTTTTATTCAGCTCAATGTACCAGTTAATACCATTTTCAAAAAAATCCATCTCAATTTTAGAAAGCTTATAGTTTTCGTCTTTCCAACAATCGCGCTTACTTAATCTTTCTAAATCATTATGAGGAGTATCGATTAATGGATTGTCAGAAGATATATCAGCCATGTGCATGATATGTTTGAGTAGGGGCAAAGCTTTAATTTTACTTTTGTCTTTATCCCATTCCCATATATCAAGAAAAGCGGAGATCGATAAGACCTCCGCTTTAACAGTTAACTTTCCTTCTTTAAGATCAAACCTTACGGCCATTTTGTTTTCAGATAATGATATAAGTAAATATCTATTTACAAATATTCAGAACCAAAAAAAAATGATCTTGTGTTGCTTGTTTAAGTAGCAAAAGTAATGTCTGGACCGCTCCATTCAATCCCTTTAAATTCTGTCATTTTTTTTATCTGATCATCCTGTCGATAATAAATCTTTCTTTCTCTTATGTTTTTGTAAAAATCAATTCCATTAAAATCTTTAAGATTAAATTTGTAAAGGATATCTGTAAATTGGCATACGTGACACACTTCATGAAAATTTATGTAAAGAGTGGCCATTTTTTACTTTAATGAATCAACTACAGCTACAAAAAGTACATCTTTTTTTTGCTGAAATTCAGGAAGGTTTTCAAAAGCTACGATGCAATGGTGTGTTTTTTTTACAGCGTCTTTAAGTTTCCCATACACCCAACCTTCATTTATTTTTTCAACCATCCAGGCATTGTGTTGCGCATCATGACCTGCTTCTGGATTTTCAAGTCGGAACTTTACACCACTTATTGCTGAGTCTCTTTGCCACTGATCAGCTTCATCCCAATGTTTTTGAGTGCTATCTCCATTGGCCTGACACCAAACACGATTAGCCTCATGACATGCTTTGGCGATGTAATTAATCAGTAATTCTTTTTCTAATTTCATGATATAAATTTAGTTGAATAATACTTAGCTTTTATTTGACTCTTTACAATTTTAGTCCGTCAGCAGTTGGTTCAACTGTTGTGTTGTTAGGATTTTTAGATTCTGGATAGGGGTTAGGTGTGCCAATTGCTTTTAAATCCATTCCTAACCACATTGTAGCTTCTATTGCTTTGCGTATTGCAGTGGAACGCTCAGGGCTTTTGCGTTTTGATTTTTTAAATTCTTGAATAATAATATCAAGTTCTTGTCGACATATTGTCAACAAGTCTTCAGTAAACGGAACAACAGTTGCCGGTGAAAGCTCTCTTAGTCTTGTACCAATAGGACGATCTATTTCTTCACCATCTTTGAAATATCCATAAATTCCATTATCTATTTCAGCTTGTAACTTACTTTCCAAGTAAAGCTTTTCCTGCAGCAGGTACCCCTCAACTGCCCAAATCTTTTCAAAAGCATTTTCATAAGCTATTCGCTCGCCGATTACTTTGTCGTAGTTGGCCGGATCCACGCATGCGGATTCTCCTGTTACTTCAAATCCGTTTTCCAGAATCAAGGTACAATGTGTCAGCTTACCGGAAAGTTTTTTGAAAATCTTGTCTACAATCTTTTTTTCGATTGATTCTTTAGATACTTTATTCATAACATTCTTCTATTTCGTTTTTTATTATTTTCATCACTGCTTTGTGCTGTGATGGAGTCATTGTTAACCAGTTATAGTTAATTGTTTCGCTTTCGTTCATTATGGCGTTGTGTCCGACCATACGATATCGCCCTAATCTCGAAGCAAAAGAGCTTTTCTTTTTCTTCTGATTTTTTGTTGGAAAACTTGCCAACTGTCCAGCATAAAAGCTTTTTCCAAAACCTCTGTAATTTCTTAAAGCAATTTCCTCTACTCTTATTTGCTCTTTTTCCTGAACACTTTCCATTATCATTCTTTGGAAGTGGCTCAATGGGAAGGAAATTTCCAAGGTGTTCTTGTGGTGGGTTTTTAAACCAAACCCCTTGATTTGAGTGACGTTTTTCATATGTATCAAAGGGTTCGTAATCTGGTTTGTAAAATATCCATGGATTTTCTCTCCATTCTTTTTGTGGCTGTTTAATCTTATTCATTTTTTTAATATAAATTAAATCAAAATATATTGCTTTCAGATTTAATTAAAAAAATAAGATTTATCATTTTAATTATTGTTAGATGAGAAATTTTAAATATTAATCATTTCTGATTCTTCATTGTAAAGACTCAACAATTCTAGTGAGTTTGTTTGTAATTTTCTTGATTCTTGTTTAAGATCGACAAG